CAGTGGAACTAATGATCATTGATGAAGAAGGTGTTCTTGCTACACATGATCAAATAGGTTGGTGGGATGATGGTGATGATACAGATGAGCTAAGAGATGTAACATTAGATGATATCAATTATATATTGAGAGAACTTGATGGATATGTTGATATTGAAATAGATTATGATACTGAAGATCTTATTATCTATGAAGATAAGATAGTGTTATCAATTGTACAAGAAGAAGATGAAGATCCCAATGATTGGGATGTAACATTAAACGATGGATTAGAAGAATTTTAAATAAACAATATGGAGCCAGTATTATCAAAAAGATACACACATGAGAGAAAAGTAGCAGATATAATTGTTACTAAAATAAAACGTGCAGCAGCTACATTAGAATCAGATGATCCAAGGCATAAGAATGGTGTTAAGTATATGATATCAAAAAAAGTATATGAAAACACTATTCAAATTGAATTTGATAACAGATGTATATCACATAGTAGTAGAGCAATCATAAGAGAATTTATTAATCGTAAATTAAAATCAGTATAATTAATTTTGTTAGAATAATATAACATTTTTGATTATCTTTGTAGGCTATGAAATTCATAAATTATTTAGTTAGGTGGATATCGAATAATCTTGCAATGCCCTTTTGGGTAGTAGGACATATCCACCTATCTATTAATGTATATGAAGACATAATAGAGATCCTTGCATCATTTGGTATGAACATTATTGTAGCAATTGGCTTTTGGTTAGACTGGAAAGATCACAAAAAATCAACAAGAAATTAAAAACAAATAAAATTATGGGAACAAGAGAAACTTCTATTAACTGCTACAATGAAATTAAAGCAGAAGGGTTATTGTCAAAATTAAGATTAAGAACATTAAATGCTATGCTTTATTCTTCGCCTTGTACTGCTGGAGAACTACAAAGCTACATTGACCAAAATCAAATTCAAGTCAAACACTCTTGGAAATTACTATCTCAATTAAGAGATTTAGGAGTAGTATACGAAAAAAACGAGAGAAAATGTAATGTTACTGGTAGAGTTGTTATAGAATGGGATTTAACAGATAAATTACCAATTAAACCAACGACAACTTCCAACACAAAAAAACAAAGGGTTGAAGATGCTTTAAATGCTTT